TAACCTTTTTGAATACGTCTTCAAACGCTATTGTGCGCTCGTCCGTTCCAGGCTTGGTGCTTAATAGCCGTTTAGTAATGCCTACGTTTTCAAATTCCTGCCCGTACTTGGCGCGTAGTGTTCTAGCCTCTTTAAACAGCTCACCACCAACACCAGCAGAGTTCAGAGTGTCGTCAATTGCGCTTTTGGCAATCGTTCCGATTCGACCCTGCTGTGGATCATTAAAATTGGTTGCGCTGTTCACGAACTGCCGGAACAGCTCAGCATCATTCAAAGTGATCGGATTGGTAGCAACTGTGCCGTCTTCGCCTACCGTAATCGCACCGATACGGACGGCCTCATCAAAAATAGCTCGTGCGTTTGGCGCGACAGATTGATAGCGCATGATCTCATTTAATGTGCCCGGCAACGAATCAAGCGTAATGGGCTGGGCCATCTCGCCAGCTTCTCTTGCGGCATCGTAAGCGTTTTTAATCTCACGCTTTTTAATGTTCACTTTGTTAACCAAGGCTTGGTCAACAACTCGACCAATGTCTCGCGCTTCAAACGTTACTGGGCCCGGCAAATCGATAAGCTCATCGAAGTTGCCAAGCATCGCCTCGGTCTGATTTGAGTAACGCTCTCTCAATGGTTCACCAAGATCACCTCGTTTTGCGGTTTCTCGCTCGAACTGTAATTGTTCGAAATTACGAGTTGCCTGACCTTTAGTAAGACCACGCTCACCGGTAAACGGCACGGGCATCTGAGCGGCTGTCTCAGCTCTCTGTGTACCCATCGAGACCTCAGCTGCACCAACATTACGCTGTCGTGTAGCCTCTTCCATCTCAGTCCTGCGTGCTTCTTGCACTGCTCTCACAGCACCGGGAGCAGCTCTGCCACCACTTACAGCTCCAGTAGTGATAACGCCAAGCTCACCGGTCAATCCAGCCAACGGGGCAAGCTGTGCGCCTACCTCAGCAATATCTTGCACGTACTCTTGGCCTGCGCCTGTTCTTGGCTGATAGGTATATTCTGCCGCAAGCTCGTCAGCGCGTTGCTTAATCCTTTGAGCGGCCTCTTGAGTGCCAAACTGACCCGATGCAATCTCTTCAGCCAAACCATACAAAGTGCCGCGAATCATACCCCCTGCACCAGTTGTTGCACCTGTAGCAGCGGTTGCTAGAGCTTCACCAACACCGGCAACTTGCTCTAACAATCCTGGCGGTTCAGGTGGCGCCATCGTTTCAGGCGAAACACCCGTAGCTCTGGCCACTTGCTCTTCGAGGCTTACCGCCGTTTGTTGGTTTTGTTGTTGAGCATATAAAGACTGAGCGGCCTGCATAATCTGCTCTTGAGTCGCATCGTCTGGACCTTCAATCTCTAAAATTGATCCGTCAGGCGCCTGTACTTCATAAATCGTTGGCATTTTAGCCTCCGGGCTTTCTACCGATCAATTTAAACTCGCCTGCTTGGGGCGCCACTTCACTACTCATTGGCGCTACCTGAGATGACTCGAATATTTCTCGATACTCATCAATCGGGTTCGCAAGCCCAAGTAATTTATCACGGCCTTCTTGTCTCTCTATCCTGCCGGCAAACACATCGTTTGCAATTCTAGCTTGCTCCATTCGGTAATCATTGATCCGCTTAATTGTATCAACAATCAACTTGTTACCACCGGGCTGGTTGATAATGCTTGGTAACGAGTCCTTGAATAGTTGCAGGTCAGCGTCAGACATTGTACCACTGCCGGGCTGTCGCTGCGCCGGAACCAATCGAGAGATAATAGCGTTCACCGCCTGAATTTCATTGAGTTCTTCAGTCGCAATGCCATAGCGCCCAGCAAGCTGTTTAATGCGAGCCCCAAAGCCTGTGTCGATATTAGCTAACACGCTTTCCAGCTCTCGAATAGTTGCCTGACTTTCGCCGATAGTTGTTGCTTGGTCTGCAAGGTCACCAAAGAATTTAGCGTCTCGCTTGCCTTTCTCTTTCTCAAACTCGTCTCGCTCGCGCTGGTCAATCTGTACCGTAGGCGCACCACCGCCAGTGGTCATAAATTTATTGTACTCAGGTGTGCCGGGCTTTAATCCTGCAAGCTCTGCACGAGCTTTAAGTTCTCGTATCTTTGCGGGGGCCTCATCACCAAAGGTTCGTTTGACAACATCAACACCACCCGGCGTTGCGGCCATGCTTATGCCAATCAGATCTCTAACGCCTTCAGGGTCCATCTCAGCCAGTCGACCCCAAGTACGATACGCCTGAGCAGCCATCTGGTCGCCTGAGTTTTCAGCGGCAGTAGCCATCTGGTCTGCGAGATTAATAGCTGTCTCAGTGTCATTATTTTCTAGTGCTGTCGCAATTCTAGCGGCAGTGTATAAGCTGTTTTGCGTATACTCTTTGCCGCGCTGTTCTGCTAGCTTCGTAAACTGATCTTTTAGCTCAGGGTATAAAGCCGCCGCTTTTAGGTAATCCTCGGCACTAGGCTTTTTCTGTAAACCAGTAGTCGTTGTTTGTTGGGGCATCTGAGGCATTGGCGCTTCGCCCGGCGCAACATAACCCGGGGTCGCTTCCATCGCAGGTGCTCCACTGGGAGCTGCCGCCGCAGGGACACCAACTGATCCACCTGTCGGAGCAGATGATGGCACACCTAAAATTTGCTCTAGCGCCGCCTGTCTTTTTGCGTCTCGCTCTTGTGCGATTGCTTGCTGTCGTGCATCCTCTTCTTGGGCTTGTTTTTGCGCTCTAGCCTCCAAAAACGCTTGCCCCGGATCTACGCTATTAATCGTGTAATTTGGTCTAATTGGTGCAACCATTTTTTAGCTCCTAAAATAACCCGCCGAGAGTGCCAAATACACTGCCGATCATATCGCTCTGAGCTTCACCTCTAGCGGTTCGATAGCCTGCCTGAGCGGCGCCTTGGTTTGCTAATGCTTGCTGAATGTTTGCAGACGCAGACTGACCAACTTGAGCCTGACCGGCAGCGGCAGCTTGACCCAAGCGAGCAAGGTCTAACTGAGTTCCTTGGCCGAGTGCTGTAAACCCACCAAGGCGCCCATATTGTTGATTAATCTGCTCAGTAAGCATCTGCGGTCTAAACTGTGCGAGGGCGCCCTGAATGTTTCCACCTCGCAATCCTCCGGTGGCAGAGGCCTGCTGCAAAATAGCCTCTTCGCCTTGTCTTACTGTGGCTTGATATAAAGGGTCTGACTCAATTTGAGCAATCTGAGCCGCCTGAGCTTCTGGACCCATCAAGCCAGCAATGGCTGCCTGTTGCTCCATTGCATAAAGACCCGGCTCAGCGTATGACTGTAGACCGTACATTGCCTCTTGGCCTGTCTCAACAAAAGGTCTTAATAGCTCAACAGTCTCGTCGAACTGGCGCCGCTGCTCCGCGATTGCGGCTTCTTGCGCTCGAATGTCGGCCTGTGCCGCCGATTTAGCTGCCTTCTTTTTGCTGCTAGCGCCGAGTACACTTCCGCCAACCGCTAACGCTGTTCCACCATCAGGCATCTTCAAACTCCTTTGCATAGTCTTCAAACGACTCGCCGTACAAATTCATAATAACATCTGCGTTATGAATTGCATTGTTTGGGCCATGCACTAAATTAAATACAAACAAGACAATATCAAAATACCCAGCACGCCAGCCAAATGTTTTGGCATCGACCTGCCCTTTTTTTTCTGCTCTATCTGAGCCTTGCCACTTTAAAATTGTGGTCGCAATAACCGGCAACAAACTAATCTGATTCAGTTGATAAAACCTATTTTGAGGTATGCCAACTAATGAATTCCAGATCAATGCATCAAGCTCCTGCCGGGTTACTTCATCGCCATCGGCGTAATCATCAAACGTCTGCGCGACATTATACAACATCACCAAAAGTGCCACGGCGTCATCAGGCAAGTGAAGAGCCTCTTCAAAATTACGCTGTAGCATTTCAACGTTATTAGCCATTAATCATCCCACGCCTGACACAACCGCATGCCGTGACAGATAAAGTCGAATTTCTTGCAGTAGCCTCGAGCACCGGCGCCCTCATCCATGTCGGTCAAAGGGATTTTTTCCATCTTCGCTTGAGTGCCGGGGCAGTTCTTAAAATACTCGCAGTTGCCACACATCATGCGCCGGGCTTCTTCTTCCTTAATGCCCATCGCCTTAGCAATCTGCTTGTAGTAGTCTTTGTTCTCAGACTTATCTAGCGAAGGGCTCTCAGGGCCAAGCATCCAATTGTCTAAGACGTTCTTGGTATTTCGTTTGTTCTCAGCTGGCGTAATGAATGAATCGGTTAACTCAATAACCCCTTCCATCATCATCATTGGCATTTCGGCATCTATCATACGATTTCTCTCCCGCTGATTCGCATCGTAATTCCCAAGGACACGTTGGTTAAGGTCGACACGTAGTCGCCTTCCTCGAGTACCTGACCTACTAACTCAGGGTGCGTGTAGGATTCATTGGGCGCTAGTGTTCTGGTGTCCGTCACTAGATTGCCCAATCCTGGAGTGTCACCAGAGGTTACAAGGTTTACCGAGATGTCGACATTGCCTGCACTCGTGTTTGTACTCGTGACCTTATCTAAGATAACCGTAGAACCCGAAGCCACAGTGTATTGGGTAACCTGTGAGTTCTCGAGCCGCTTGGTTAAAAAGTTCTTTACTGATGTCGCCATAAATCACCACGCAGGTATGTATCGAGTCGTTCCGTTATCATCAATGGCAACCCATTTAGTCGGGTCACCCGCAGTAGGGGCGTTCGTTAGTGTGCCTGCCCCGGCGCCAGCGCCATCACTTAATGTTGCACTGCTTTTGATAAGGTCCGCACTATTGTCAGTTAATGTAGCCGTTATACTACCAGAATTTTCCCATCGACCGTTACTTGAGTTGTACTTGATGATCTGCTCGTTAGTCGGCGAGGTGACCTGAACGTCCTGTAAGTCCTCGAGACTCTCTTCAACTTGCATGCGCACAAAGATTGATCCAGACCCGCCAGAGCCCGCATTGATGACCACAGCGACCGGATGTCGAATGTTAGGTGCCGCCGGTTTAACCTTAGTCCATGTCCCGGCAGTAGCAGGGTCGAAGTATAAAAGATCACCGTCAGCCCATGTCTCACCATACGGCGTACCTGTGGTGTCAAACCCGCGCACAAGGCCGAACGAAGTCACATAACCAAACGCGTTGTTGTCGATATCCTGAGTAGCAACGCCCATCATGTATTCACTCGGTACTGAGCCATCAGCAACCGCTTTGGCGAAGGTCAACTTACCACTAGCGCCAACCGTACCTGAGAACATCACCGGGGTGCCGTTTAAAATCGTGCCGCCCGAAGTATTCTTAGCGTAGTACATGATTTCTTGGCCGACCTGTAAAACAGAACCACCGTACAAGCCAACATCGATAGTTCCGTCGTCCTCGTTCCATTGAACTCTGCGCGGCAGGGTAACGTGTGGACCGGCAATCGGCAAATCAATGTAATCAGCCCTCACCCCATTGTGGTGCTGAATCTCAGGCTTGTTTAGTAACAAATCAAGAAGGTCGGCAAGTCTCTGTAAAGTATCTAAGGCTTGCTGTGCTCGGCTGTTCGCTGTGCCTGCTTGTAAGGCAACCTGCGCAATACCTTCGACATCGGCTTCCTCAGCAATATCAAACAGATTTTCGAACGCACGAATCTGCCGCTGGTCCTTCAAAAAGGTCGCCAACTGGTCTCGAGTTAACTTGAGCGGTGGAGTTGCCATTAGTACGCCAACCCTTCTATCTGCGCCTCAAGCCTCGCAATCGAGATGTGAGCATCGCTGTCACCTTGGAATCTCTGTATGCGCCAATTCTCCATAAAGCCCTGACGGCGCCATACAAGGCGTTTCAGACGCTGTCCTGTAGTGCCTGCCGAGATTGATCGATCATCGCTCCAGTTAATGCCATCAACCGAGTAAGAGGTCGTGATCGTTGGTGTAGTTCCTGCCGCAACATTCCCGGTTAATGCCACAAGTTCAAGCTCGTGAAAGATTGCGTTATTACCCTCAGCGTACACGATTGTTGTGCCAAACTCCCAGCGTACCTTGTCGCCCCACTGAGTTGAGATCGTGTCGTCAATATGCCCATAGGTCGTCGTCGTAGGATCACCGCAGTAAAGACCGTTATACACCCATACGAAGTTTCTGCCGCGATACTGAGAGAACCCGGTAGTCGATGAGGTCAGCACATACCACACGGGCTGTTGTACGGCAGTACTCGCATTAGAATCGTATACGAGAGTTCTATCAGGCAAGTGTATATACAAGAGCTTTTGATTTTTCTCTGTGCGCGCCTCTAGCACAACATCGGCAAGCTCTGCTTCGGTGAACTCGTTAATAACGGTATCAATCTCTCGAGTTGAGATCTTAACTGTCTGAGCATTTACCCCAAGATAAACACCGGGCTGTTCATTACGGCCAGACCCCACAAAAGCGATGGCTTCCATGTATTCACAACACGCGTGAGTACCAACGGCGCCCTTTTGAATCTGAGCGCCATCCACCCGGCCAAACGGAAACAATGACGCACCGATATTATCAAACACCTCAATCGTGTGCCGGTTAACCGCATAGACCTCGTTTCTTAGCTTGATCAGCGCAACCACCGGGTCAGGATCAATCTCACTTGAGCCATACTTTAATGGGTTGACCTGAGTTGGGTCAGCAAGGTCTGTCACGACGAGAAACTCGCCGTCAGTCGTCATGAAATAACCATCGACCCATATGACATCTAATACGGTTCCAAGGTCTGGATCAGTTACTTGGGTAAGAGTCGACCCATCCCAATAGAACAAGTCTTCGTTCGAAGCCACAGCAAGCCGGTCGAACGAGTAATCAAACGATACCTGCCCGCCGGCGCCAACGTCACCCAAGTCCGTTAGAGTGCCGTCAGATGCAATCTTAACCAGCTTGGAGCCCATCACCCGATACAGCTCGTTGTTCCACTCTATGCCGCCTCGACACACTCCGGGACCCGTACCATCAGATACAAGGCCATCAGCCGGGCGCAGGTAACCACTACTAATCCCGTTACCCATAGACACAGGCACGAGGTTAACAGGATAGCTCGCCCGAAAATCCGGGGCAGTATCAACATAAATTCCGTTAATTATTGGAATCTGCATACCCGCTTACACCTATTCGTTTTAGTAGTGATTTAGACATGGTTAATCTCTTAGGTAATATTCAAAACACCAGAGTTATTCCATACCGATCCAGCGGGCAAGCCAGAGCCAGAAGTAGGGAGGTTTGTGAATTTTACAGCCGTTCCTTGAACGGTAAAATCATTTGTAACCTGAACAAGTCCGCTATTATAAAAATCAGCCAGCTTATTACCTGAATTTCCGTAAAAAGAAATCAAACCTGTAGATAAAATCTGAATCCTAATATTTCCAGATCCATCTCTAACTTCAAAATTTCCGTTTGCCCTTTTTCCAGCAGTCCATTTAGTTATGCCGCTTTTATCTCTTAAATCTATTTCGACATTTTGATCTGTAGAATCGCCAGCCCGCATAATCAAAGACGATGGGTTATTAGTAAGCTCTTCAATTAAAGCAGCACCGACCATCGTAAAGGCTTTTGCTTCTTTCGTTGTTGTAATTGTTATTGCATTAAATGTTCCGTTAGCTGATTTTGCATATCGTGTCGCAGTAGCAAGCTCGCCATTGTAATTTATTGCAGAAATAGTGCCGCCAGAAACATTTGATAAATACAGTCCATACGTTCCTGTTGGCGATGTAGCTGGTGATGCCTCAGCATGACAACCATTAAAAGAAATATTTCCAATAACGCCATCAGAATCTAAACATTCAAAGTAGTATCCTGTTTTATTGTCAGCTTTGATAAATGCATTACATGATGTAAATGATATACGCTGTATTGCTGGTGTTGTGATAGATGTTGAATCAAGTTGAAACTTAACCACACTTACATCATCAGAACTAAATTGACAGGTATCAAATGAAATACTTGCAACCTGAGGTGCTCCATTAGTTACATCCCTGGCGCGCAATAAAACACAAAAACCAGATGCGGTAGAGGCGTTAATCCTTTTGAATTGATTTAATATTGGCTCTCTATTATCCGATACCGTTGTGTCTGCTTGAGTGATACTGATTGCTTGCCCGCTTGTTACCGTTATATTCAAAGAATCAAATAATGCGCCTTTCCATCCAATGATGCTAATTGCCGTTCCAGTATATCCATCCATGTTAATGCTTAAACCTAAAGCACCACCACCAAATGCTGATAAGGCATGACTTTCGCAATCAAATGAAAGCAAGGCAGAGACATTTCCATTTGCTTTTAATACGGTATTTTTAGGGCCGTCTCCCGCGATTGTTGGATTCAACCCATTGCTTATTGAAAGCGCACCAGTTAAATAGGTTCCAGTAGGAATTTTTACTATTCCAGCGCCACTATCCAAAGCAGCCTGTATCGCCGCTGTATCGTCAGTGACTCCATCCCCAACGGCTCCAAAGTCGCGGACGTTAACCGCGCTTCCATCTATCATACGAAAATGTGCTTTAGTCAGAGCCATCAGAATAGTCCTCTAATCTTTGTATACAGCATCTTTAATGCTACTTGGTAAAATAAATAATCTCTCTTGTGAAACTTATGCCCGAGTGATTCCATGTGCTCTCGGCTTACAAAGTCTTTCGTCCAATTGTCGATGTAGTTACCGTCCCATTGTAGAACAGCGTGACCACCATTGTTATCAACATAATGGATTTTAGCCTCACCAAAAATAAGTTGATACCAGAAGCTAAACAAAGACTCATTACAGATAATGTAGTATAGAACGCCAAGGCTAAAGTCTTCGCAATCCCCAGAGTACTTACCATCCTCTAGTTTAGGGATGCGCCACTGGTCATACGATGGATCGTATTTGTAGACGAAGTTTTCTGTGAAGTCTTTTGGGGTCATTTTAATTACGTGAATAGGTTGTCTGTTTGCGTTACGGTGCTTCCGCCAACAGTTCTGACAGTGCCAGTGGCGTCTGAGATATTATTGGACAACATATTGCGGCCAAGTGCAGCATCATAATTTACAATGTCGTTATCGCAATTTTTGAACACATTGTCATTGCAAACTGTCAGGCTATTCGCATCCATATCTGTAATTGTAACGCCGCGATTAGTTGATGCGCTGTCTTCGAAGGCGTTTCCAGTAATAGAGGCATGAGAGCACAATTGTATTTTTATGAAACCAGTGCAGTCGTAAAACGAATTGCCAGTGAACGCAACAATGCGGTCTATGTTAATGCAATAAAAAGCAAACTGGTTTGTGACGTTTTGAATAGTGTTCCCAGACACAACAACAGGCTCAATAAACTCAGCAAGTCGAATAAAAGATGCCATTGTATCAATTTGATTGTTTGAGAAAACAACAGAAGAGGTGACGTTTTGATCGCCACCGTCTCGGCTTCCGATGATGGCGATAGGCGCATCATCAGATGTTCCAGTTGATGTCAGATTTCTAAATGTGTTGTCTGTGACGTTTCTCGAACCAAGCCAATCTGAAATCAATAAACCTTGAACCGCTGTGTCAACAAGGTTTCCTGAGACAATAATGTCACGAGCAGCAGGAGTTCCGATTGATGGTTGTAGTGCTTGGCAGCGAATAGCCGCACCACCAGCCTTTCGAATTACATTGTTGGAGATAATGGTTCTTTCAGTTTCATAAGCCCCATCCCTTGTTGTAAATTCAATTCCAGAAGATGCAGTAGTTTCAATGTAGTTTGATGTAACAATAGGAGCCTCAGAGCCTTGAACATCAATGGCTTTTTCATCGCAATCAAAAATACGGTTCTCACTAATGAATGAAAATGGAGCCACACGATACAGGGTAATTGCGCCTACTTTGTTCCCCGCCGCGTCCTGACCGCAGTCAAAGAAACTGTTGCCAGTGATTGTGCATTTTGGCCCACTTTCATTGCCTGGCGCAGAAGACAAATTTGTAATAATTATGCCGCCAGCGCCACGGCCAGCAATAGAGGGGACGTTGCCATTGAAAACACAATTTGTAATAGATACCACTTGTTCTTTGTCTGTGCCGTCGCCACGGATAGAGACAAATATAGCGTTATCATTAAGAACACCGGAATGTTCTTTGTTGCCATCAAAGCGACACCGCTCAAGCGCCGCATACCTAAGCATTGGGTTGCAATCTACACCAGCGCCAGAGATATTATTCACCTCACAATCAATCATGCGAAGACTGTTTACCGATGCAAAGTTTAAGACTGGCGCGTAGGCTGTTTGACTAGCTTCGTTACCATCAAACACAAGATCAACTAGTTTAATATCTGCGGCAGAGCCAGTGTTTTCAATAAGATTATCGTTAATCGCATTTTTCAGCTTGATTGTTGCAGGGCCGAAAGCATCGAAGCCACCTGTGACAGTTAGCTTGCCTGATAGATACGTCCCAAACGGAAAGAACAGCCTGTCGCCCGAAACGACCACCGTTGTCAGCGCAGCCTGTATAGCCTCAGTATCATCAGTAACACCATCACCTACAGCGCCAAAGTCTTTGACTGATACAATGTCATTCAGCTTTACCTTGTTGTTAAATGATTTACTTGTCATTTGTTAATCCTTTGTATCAGTGTCTTTTAGGTAATACCTATATACGTAGCGTTCTGTGAAGTCTTTTAGGGTCATATAATTAAAACCTTTTTGCTTTATCGTAATTGACCCAAACCAACTAAACGCCATTTCCCAGATATAAACATCCACCTGCATCCTGTGTACTGTCCAACAGAATTGCCAACAGAAAAAGCATTTGTTAAATCCATTATTGATTGTGTGGCGCTATTGGCAAACCCAAGGCCCCAGCTATCACCATAAACATCTATTGTAAAACCTTCAGGAATCCTAATTCCCGATATGTCAGTAAATGTACTTGGAAAATAACAATTTGTTTTTGCGCCAGAGTTTCCGCGCAAACGATAAGTTGTGCTTGTGCTGTAGATTGGAATTACAGAATTATCATTTAACGAATGATCAATCTCGTTTCTTGTCCAACCCTTCAACCCTGATGATGGCGAAATATCACAATTAGAATCAACAATAAACGTTGATCCGGGATATTCAATCAATGGTGTTGCACTATCATTAGTTGGAGAAGTACTTTCAATATAGCTTTTTGCGCCTCGCAAAATTCCACTAGAACTGTAAAGCCTAATAAAATTTTGAAAGTCTGCCGAATCCAGTTTTAAAGTTGACCCATACGCTGTAATTCCACCATCAAATCTAGTATAAACCGCAGTTAATGTACCGTTATCAACAAGCACTGTACCAGTAATGGTTACCGACTCATCAAATGTTCCATTTCTAAAGTCAGAATTTAAACCGCGTAGCTCTATAACCCCCCCATTAAAACACTCAATTACGTTGACTGAGGCTGAATAAAACTTCATTCCCCCAGTAACAGTGCCGTTAGTGTTTTGAACTAAAATTGCACCGCCATTTTTTGAAAGCAAACATTTATCTGTGTCATATATATCAATGTCGTCCGATATACTGATTTGATCTGCTGTGCCAAGCACTAAAGCGCCAATAGACACATTCCTAACTTGCGCACTTCCTGTAAATTCTATTTGGCCTCCGCTTTCAGCGTACATGCCATAAGTTGTATTTGATTTTGTGTTTCCGTTTAATTGAACATTATTACAATGAACATACGTGTCATTTCTATGTGCAACCAATAGGGCGAGTGTGCTTGTTGAGGAATTGCCTGTAATTTGCAAATCTTCTAAAGCAATTTGACCCTCACCAATGTAAAAGCCATAATCAAAATTGCTGTTTGTGGTAAATACTGTAGACGATATCCCCTGACCTTTAATGACGACACCCGCCACCATTGATCCGCTAACTCTCTGAGTCCTGCTAGCTATCTTTTTCCCTCTAGCAAAGAAAATCGCATTTCTTGGGTAAACATATTTATCCGTAGAGCCTGTTAAGTAGTTTGTTGTGAACGTTCCATTACCAACGCTAATTGTTATCTTGTGGTCAATGATTGTTGGTAATGTGTCAAAAGCAAACTGCACATCTGCAAAACCAGTGGATGATGAAAGCCCATTATTTGCAGTATTGCTCCCAGACACATCAACATAAACAGTATAATCAGCCCATGTTTTGTCGCCCATCAATGGAATGGGGATAGTGCTGGCACCAACCTTCCAACTGGCAAAATTACCAAAATGCTTAACATTTAAACTGCGCGTAAAGTTTGTTACTAAATAAACACCTTCTGGGTAATAAATATCACCATTACTTCCAACATAATCAATAGCCGCTTGAATAGACGCAGTATCATCGGTAACACCGTCACCCACTGCACCGAAGTCCTTGACCGATACCGTCTCGCGTAACTTGGTCTGTACGTCAGTCGGCACAGCACCCACACCAGCAGGCTGATATCCTACTTGTTCGGCGCCAATCGTTTCGTTGATCACCCGGCCAATCAAGAATGCAACCTCATCACCCGCCGTAAGGCCTGTGTTAAAAGTCACAGTATTCGCATCGGTCTCGATGTAGTCCGAACCCGGTAACATTCTTAAACCGTTCACAAAGACCAACACAGAGTTCGCACCCGGCGTGTAAGTCGTGCTTGTCGTGAACACAGTCTGACCCGCAGTTGCCGTCACAACCTGACCTGAGTATGCCGAAGGCAAGATAGCACCCGCCGCAATCACCAAGACTTCAATGCTCGAGTTTAACGGTGGCGCCTCAGTGAACGTCAGAGTTGCCCCAGAGACACCATACGTGCTTTTCTCTTGATAAACGCCGTCGATGTAGACCTGAGTATTGTTTACAGTTTCAGGCTCTGTGGTGAGCGTATAGACAGTCGTAGAGCCATTGCCGGTAAAGTCGTTTCGAGTGATCGATGCCGAGCCCTGACCGATACCCGTGGTGTCCAACGTGTACCAAGTCGAATCCTGATGCGAATAACGAAGTGTAAACGAACTGTACACACCCAAGGTAGCAGGTGCGCCTACAATCGTTGCGCCAGCCGAGGTGATATTAAAATCAGTGACAGGCTCGGTGCAAATCACACCAACAGTCTGGCCGTCAAAGCGATTAGGCGAGGTCGGTAATACTAGATTGCCCACGGCATACCCATCGTCCGGGGTGATCACAACCAAGGTAGACTGCTCTGTGGGCGCGTCGAGTGAGATAATAAAACCGCTGGCCGAAGGCGCCTCGTACTGGGTTACCGAGTAATTGTCTTGGAAAAAACGCAGTAACGTAGTCAGTGTCGCACCACGCGTATCACTGTTACTGGTATCCCATACCGCAACCTTGTCATCAATGTTCAGATCATCGGTTACAGTCAGACGGTTAATTGTAGTCATTATCTACACCTCAAGAATATCAAGTACACCATCGGCCCCGGTGTTAATCGGATCAATGGGTTCACGTAAGAATGGGTCGTCATAGCGCCAAGGTTTGTTACCAGCACCAGCAGGCAGAGTTCCGGGCAATTGCTTCTCGAGCATATTGTTGGACTGCACCCAAGCTAATAACGTCATGTATGCCTGCCGGGCGTTTGACTTGGAATCCTGCATAACAGTCTTGCCGTATGACGGCGCAATACGTAACGCGAGATTAATAATAATCGCTTCGTTTGCCGCATCAGGAACGTTCGTTTCCTCGTCGAGATTGGTCGTCTCAGGCGTCGAAGGAATAGGGTAGCTAATACGAATACCCCGGGCGTTCCAGTCGGCCATCATCGCGTCAAGTCGGCGACACGCGCTTGTCAGCTCACTATCGGTCAGGTCAAAAACATAGGACGCTAAGCCTATTTCCTCGAACGCCGCCGTCACGAACTGTCGCTTGGTGTAACTCATTTTAGCGCCTCATTGATTAGCTCTAAAAGCTTTTTACTGCTGATGCGCTTATCATAACATAAGCCGAGTTCATCAGCTTTTAACTTAAGCTCTTCTCGGGTTGGTGGTTCTTGTACAGCGACAGGCTCTTGGTGATCAGCAATTGACAGATACCAACCATCGTTCAAATAGGGCTCAGGGTCCTGAACAACAATGCGCTTGTAATGACCTTCGCCAAGTGGCTTATAAATTTTAAACATCGATCAGCCCCTGTTGTCGCAAGTAACGCAGTTGGTCACGCAGTTGCTTTTGTCTTAATTGCGATTGCTGTTCGCGCAGAATAAAACGGCTGTTCGTAGCTCCAGGATTTCGAGGCACCCCGGTTGCACCACCAGCCATCGTAGGACGCGCTGTAGGCGTTGCTGTGGGTCGAGCACTAGCGGCAGGGCGTTGGTATCCCCTACCTTGATAAAATCCAGCAGAGCCCGCTTTGGGCGCTCCACGATACTTTGACGTACCGCCAGTTACCGTTGATCTAGGGTCTTTACCTCGATATTTCATTTTCATTTCCTCGACTTGGTGCCAGAGCACTTCCAACGCTTGCGTGATAAACGAAGCGGTGAGTTTGGGTCTTTGGCGGCCTTCGGGTGTTTTTTCATTTGACCGGCAGATCGAGCACAGTACGAGTCGCCCTTCTTGGTGCCGGGCTTAACGCTGGCGCCTTTCTGGCCGTAAGATACTTTCTTGCCACTGGATGTGACTTTGACTTTTGCTTTACCTTGACGTGGCTTCATTTGCGCTTACCTTTGTAACCGCTGGCGTAGACAGCTTTACCTTGACGCTCAGCAGCGGCCTTGGTTTTGTAAACCTTACCAGAATTGCCCCACTGATAACCACCTTTGACTTTGCGTACAGGCATATACGCCTCCGAAAAGAATGGGGGCCCGAAGACCCCCTTTAGTCTTACGACTGGCCGAACAGCATGATACCTGCCAT